TTCAGAAAGACGAGCATCATGGGTGTATCTACCCAAGGCTCAAAGAAAACGACTAAGATGTTCGACTCAACGGCTACGATGGCAGCGCAGGACTTAGCCGCTTGGATCTCCGGCAATCTTACGGCTGGCGAATGGTTCCGTCTCAAGATGGGAGGGCTTCAAGAAGAGGTCCAAGAATACCAAGAATGGCTCGAAGAGTGCCGGAGAATCCAACACGAGGCCTTTAGACAGAGTAACTTCGGTGGGGAGTGGAACGAGGTACTATTGGACCTTACTCAGTTCAACACCGGGGCATTTCACATTGAGGAAAACGAGATAGAGCGACCTGGATTCAATGGCTTCAACTTTATTCCCATGCCTCCGGGGACCTATTGCGCTATGTTAGGACGGGACAGACGCTTGCAGGGTATCTTTCGAGAACTTAAACTCCAGGCTCATGAGGCTATAGAGCGATGGCCGGACAAGGTAAGTGACGAGATCCAGAAGAGCGCGGAGAAGGACCCCGCCAAGCGCCATGACTTCTTACATTGCTGCTTCCCTGTAGGGTGGTTCAATGGTAAGCATCGGATTAAGTCTAAGCCCTTCGTGTCGTATTACATTGATGCCAAGCAAAAGACTATCATGCAGGAAGGCGGATACTATTGGTTTCCGTTCTTCGTTATCCCTTGGCTGCGGGAGAGCGGCGAAGTGTATGGCCGGGGGCCTGGGTGGACTTCCCTGCCGGACGTTAAGACCATTCATAAATCAAGCGAGTTAGCTCTTCAGGAATGGGCGTTAAGTATCCTTCCTCCCCTTCTGATGAAGAACCAAGGCGTGATAGGGAGCGTTCGACTTACACCTGGGGGCTTGACAGTGGTTGATGATGTTGAAAAGAGTCTAAAACCGCTATTGACCGGGGCAAGATACTCAGACAATAGACTCAAGAAAGAGGATCTAAAGCTGGCAATTAGGGAGATCTTCCACGGTGATAAGGTGAAATTCATACCTCCTCGTGAGCAAACAGGCCAGATGACGGCGTATGAGGTTGAAAGACGATATCAGATGGCTCAAGTCCTCTTAGGGCCTACCTTCGGCAATATCATAGACCACGGCTTCGATCCGTTGGTTGAGTGTACGTTCAACATGATGCTGGAAGGTGGGGCATTCCCTCCGCCTCCTGGGGAGTTATCAGAGATCAACGTAGAATATGAGTCTCCGCTTGCAAGGGCTCAACGGATTCAGGAGTTAGACTCTATTACCACCACACTTGAATCGGCTGCAGCGTTAATGGAAGCTAAACCGGATATCATGGACAACTTTAAGCTGGATGACACGGCGGTATATGTTGCTAAGGCTAAGGGCTATCCGGCTAAGTTGATCAATGACGAAGGTGAACGGGATGAGATTCGTCAGGCACGGGCCGATATGCAGGCGAAACAACAGGCAATGGAACAGGCCGCTCTTCTGGCTAAGGCTGGTAAGGACGCAGCAGAAGCACTTGACAAAAGCAATATGAGTGTAGTATAATTGAAGCCATGAAAACTAAAAAATGCCCAAAATGTGGACTAACAAAAAATACCAGTGAATTTCATAAACGTAGGAACAGGAAAAACGGGTTGCAGTCTCGGTGTAAAACATGTGTGGCTATTCGCAACAAGAGATATAAGGAAGACCATAAAAATTATACAGCCGCATATAACAAGAAATACAATGAAACTCATCGAGAAGAGATTAAGGAACTACGTGGATCCCATAAAGAAGAATTAGCGGCATACGGTAAGAAATATCGAGAAGATAATCCTGAGAAAGAAATCACGAGACACAAGAAATACAGGGAAACTCACAGAAAAGAAGCGTCTGAGAGTGGCAAGCAATATGATCAAACAGAGGCAGGGAAAACCTCAAGGAGAAAGAGAAGCCACAAACGTAGAGCATTAAAAGCAGGAGCAAACATGGAGAATTTCAATCCGATTAAAGTGCTTGAAAGAGATAGATATAAATGCCAATTATGTGGTAGGAAGACACGACCTGATTTTAATCCATATCATCCGCTTTATCCTAATGTAGATCATATAGTCCCGCTAAGTATGGGTGGTGATCATACGAGGGGAAATACTCAGTGCTTATGTCGGCAATGTAATTTAGAGAAGGGTAGCACTGGCATGGGTGATCAATTAAGACTATTCGGATGAAGGATATGCCGGCCGGGGCCCTGGAAGGAATGGTGTAATGAAATACAAGTCAGGCTACAAATACCAGACCTCGGAGACATACCAGGTGCTTACAGATATTCATCCTGAAGTAACCATATTCGATCTCTATCTATCCCTAAGGGATGATGGTATTTTAACGATCTTGTCAGGGTACGCCTGGGACGGGGCAAGCGGACCGGCTATTGATACTAAAACCATCCTCCGGGGATCCCTGGTACATGACGCCCTGTATCAGCTAATGCGATTGAAGCTCCTGGGCGGATGGTGGAGAGAAGCTGCTGATGATGAGTTGAAGAAGATATGTCTTGAGGACGGAATGTGTAAGATTAGGGCCTGGTGGGTACATAGGGCTGTAAGACGATTAGCAGGGTATGCAGCGAACCCAAAGAGCAAGAAAGAGGTATTATCAGCACCGTAAGGGGTTATGAAATGGATAAAGTTGAGTCCATACGAAAACTAATCAGGCCGTTTATTGCGGTTTCCTTTGTCGGTACGGCGGTATTTCTTCTTATTGCCGGTAAGATAGAGGCGAGAGAAGTTCTTACCATCACATCGTTGATAATCGGATTCTACTTCGGGGAAAGATCAGCTAAGAAATGAGAAAGCAGCAATCAAAGTTCATGCTATTACTGGCTCACCTGATTCTTCATGCCTACAATGAAGGCTATGAGTTAACAGGTGGGGACTTGTGGGCTAAAACAGGCCATATAAAGAATAGCGCTCATTACGATAGATTAGCGATTGACTTAAACCTGTTCAAAGATGGAGTGTATTTAACGGCTACTGAAGATCATCGGACCCTTGGCGAATATTGGGAGAGCTTAGATCCTGATTGTCGCTGGGGAGGCCGATTTAGAGATGGCAACCACTATGAGATGTTGAGGACCTAATGAAGCAACCAAAGACTGACGAGGATCTACGCAAGGAACAGGAGCAAGAGTATAAGAAGCGCCTGGCCGACTATCTCATGACCTTCACAAGCGCTCATGGTAAGCGGGTTCTGAAGGATATGAGACGGTCCTATTGTGGTCATATCATACCAGGTGAGTTGCCAGAGTTCGCCTTTGCCCTTGGTAAGCGTCATGTTGTTAAGGACATTGAGGCTATGCTGATCACAGGGAAGGACCCGCAGAAGGTTGAGGCCTTGTTCAGAAAACCAGAGGATGATGGATTTGAATGGTGAACCGTTTAACATGAAAGGAACATAAGATGCCACCAGAAGAAGCGTTAGACACAGGAAGAGAAGAAGTACCGGGAGATGGTGATATAGATCTCTCTGGAGGGGTTCCAGACGATCCATTGACTGCTGTTCCTACTCCAACAGACGATCGAGATTGGATACCTGAAGAGTACCGGGAAGACCCAACACTTAAACCGATAAAGGACGTCGGGGGCCTGACAAAGAGCTATATTGAAGCCCAAAAGATGATAGGCGGAAGCGTTAGAATCCCCAAAGAAGATGCGCCCCAGGAAGAATGGGATGCCTTTCATTCCAAGATGGGTAGACCGGACTCACCGGACGGATACGACTTTGTTCAACCAGAACTGCCAGAGGGCGTTAATTGGGATAAGGGTATGTTAGACTGGTTTGAGAAGTCAGCCCATAAGCGGGGCGTTAGCAAGTCGGTCGCTCAGGGTCTTATGGATGATTGGAACGAATACCAGTTTAACCAGGCCCATGAATCTCAAAAGACAATGCAGCAAGAACTCCAGAGCCTTCAAGACAGATGGGGTGACAAGTTCGATGGACGCGTTGAGTTGGGGCTAAGGGGAATAGAACGGCTTATGTCTGCGGATGAGTCGAAAGAGTTTAAAGGCCTTATGAACTCAACGGGGTTAGGTAATAATCCCCTAATGCTCAAGTTCGCGTACCAGGTTGGTAATATGCTCAAGCAAGACGGTTATATCATGGGAGACGGTCATGGTGGGGTCCTGGGGGCCGAATCAGCAAAGGCTAAGATCTCGGAGATCAATGCTGATAAAAAGCATGCCTATTGGGATTATGAGAATCCGGGCCATAACGAAGCAGTTAAGGAAATGGAACAACTCTTTAAGACAGCTTACCCAGCGTAAGGAAAAGAGTCCTATGATCTTTCATCGTGTATTATGGGTTATAGTGTATGATGTTTCACAGTTAGATTCTCCTTGTGATGTTGAAACTGTATCTGTTTGGACATCTAAACAAAAAGCTAATGATGAGATTGAGCGACTTACAAATCTGTCGGGTAAAGGCTTTAGGCTTGCATCAGTTGATGTTAATAAACGGAATAACTTAGAATTTGAAACCTCTAACTATTAAACGAAAGGAATGAAAATGAAAAAAGCATTATGTATCTTGATCGTGTTAGGATTTTGTGCCATGCCGATAGCCGCAAGTGCGGACTTCAAAGCTCAACTTCAAACGGATATCAGGGAAGAGATGGGGGCGTTCTATCAACGTAACGCGGGGAGTAGGATCTCAATCGAGATTATGGACGGTCTAATGTTGCACTTGAACCAGATCTTCCAGAACAATATCATCATACCGAAGCCAAAAGCGGAGAAGATACCAAAAGGGCCGGTCGCGCCGGAACCAGGGCCAAACCCGGCCAAATAATTTATAAGGGGGAGATAGTACCATGACCACACAAAAACAGTTAGATGACAGTATGGTCGGTATGGGGAAACATCCCAAGCTCAAGTACCAGGTGGAGAAAGAGGAAAAACCCAAGAAGAAGGCCACAAAGAAGGCAGCTAAGAAAGGGGATTAAATGGCCGTTTCTCGAACGATACATGAAGCTATGTCAGAAGAGGATTTTCAACTTTGGGATGAGGGTAAGTCCATAAGGAAGAAAGCGCCTCCAGTTCGTGATGTCCCAAAGGTCCCAAAAGAGGAACATCAAATAGAACTCAGTGACATAGACCTGTCTAAGGTAGCTTATGCTATAACAGGCCGCAGGCGCATTACACGAAACAAAGAAGGCGTGGTATTCATCCTGTTCGATGTTGCCCTGAAGATGGCAGAGGGAAAGGATCTTGAGGGTTGGATGAACGAGGGTGATTATGTGGAAATGAAACGCCTCCTGTTTTTTGAAGATACAGTGAACACTGATAATTTAGAGTAACAAAGATCGGGTAACCTTACGGGGTCCGAAACGCAGTACAATAGAACTCTGGACAATCTGCACAGGCAGATCCAGGCCAAAGCACGATAGAGGCTTAAAGCCTGGAGGATCGGAACAGGTCCGGCAATCCTTCATAAATCTTATTTAACCTTTTGTGTTAATTTATTTTTGGAGGATTATCATGGCTGAAACAATCGAACAATATTTTGTTGAGCAATATCAGAATACCATCCGTATTCTGTGCCAGCAAAAGACGAGTCGGCTTGAGGGGACCACCATTCCACCGATACAGGTTACAGGTGATGCCTTGTATTGGGAGAGAATGGGGGCGACCGAAGCCGTTGATCTCGTAACCCGCCACGACGACACACCGAACATTGAAGTTGATCATTCTCGTAGAAAGCAGACGGCGATCCCGAAGGTTTGGGCGACCCTGCTTGATAATGAGGATCAGGTTCGGATGCTTGTCGATCCCAGAAACTCTTATAACCAAATAGCTCGAATGGCCTTTAATAGGGCAAAGGATAGCCTTATCATTGATGCCCTGGGTGGATCGGCTTACTCGGGCCAGACCGGGACAACTGAAGTGGTCCTTCCGGCTGCTCAGAAGATCGCAGTTGGTGGTACGGGCTTGACCCTTACTAAGCTGTTAACCGCAAAGGAAATGCTGGATGCTGATGAAGTGGACCCGGATATGGATCGTTACATCGTTCATTCGGCTCGTCAGGTCACTAACCTGTTGGAGACCACAGAGGTCAAAAACATTAACTATAACTCCGTGAAGGCTCTGGTCGAGGGCAAGATAGAAACGCTCTTAGGCTTTAAGTTCATACGGACCCAGCTTCTTGATCTTACCGCGAGCGTGCGCTATATCTACGCTTACGCGAAAGGTGCGATTGGCATGGGCGTCCTATCCGAGATCCAGTCCAAGGTTGATCAGAGGTCAGATAAGAACTATTCCTGGCAGGTATGGGGCAAGATGGACATGGGGGCTACTCGGATCGAAGAAGAGCAGGTCATTGAAATTGCGTGC